CCGTCAATACGGTTCTTGCTGCACGCTTACGATTGTACAGTGCCTGAGCCTGAAGTTTTTAACTGGATCCCCCGTGAGGGGATGGAGACGACACGAAAGCCATCAGTTATTACGGTAAAGTTTGGTGACGGATATGAACAGCGACGGGCTGGTGGTCTGAATGCGGATCTGAAAACGTTTAAACCGGTATTTCGTGTCACAGATGAATATTCCCGTGCCGCGCTGGACAGTTTTTTATCCCGTCATGCCGGGATTCGTGCTTTTTTGTGGCGTCCGCCAAAACACAACAGGACTGTCCGGGTTGTCTGCAGGGAGTGGAGCATTTCGGATAATGCCATGTATACCGATTTTAACTGTACCTTTGAAGAGGTCACTCACTGATGCAGGATATACAGCAGGAAACACTCAATGAGTGCACTAAAACGGAGCAATCCGCGCTGGTCGTGCTCTGGGAAATTGATCTGACAGAGGTCGGCGGAGATCGTTATTTCTTCTGTAATGAGCAGAACGAAAAAGGTGAACCAGTCACCTGGCAGGGGCGGCAGTATCAGGCTTATCCCATTCAGGGAAGCGGATTTGAGATGAACGGCAAAGGAGCCAGTGCAAGGCCAACGCTTAAAGTCTCTAATCTGTACGGCATGGTCACCGGGATGGCGGAAGATATGCAGAGTCTGGTCGGCGGAACGGTGGTCCGGCGTAAGGTTTACGCCCGTTTTCTGGATGCGGTGAACTTCGTCAACGGAAACAGTTACGCCGATCCGGAGCAGGAGGTGATCAGCCGCTGGCGCATTGAGCAGTGCAGCGAACTGAGCGCGGTGAGTGCCTCCTTTGTACTGTCCACGCCGACGGAAACGGATGGCGCTGTTTTTCCGGGACGTATCATGCTGGCCAACACCTGCACCTGGACCTATCGCGGTGACGAGTGCGGTTATAGCGGTCCGGCTGTCGCGGATGAATATGACCAGCCAACGTCCGATATCACGAAGGATAAATGCAGCAAATGCCTGAGCGGTTGTAAGTTCCGCAATAACGTCGGCAACTTTGGCGGCTTCCTTTCCATTAACAAACTTTCGCAGTAAATCCCATGACACAGACAGAATCAGCGATTCTGGCGCACGCCCGGCGATGTGCGCCAGCGGAGTCGTGCGGCTTCGTGGGAAGCACGCCGGAGGGGGAAAGATATTTTCCCTGCGTGAATATCTCCGGTGAGCCGGAGGCGTATTTCCGTATGTCGCCGGAAGACTGGCTGCAGGCAGAAATGCAGGGTGAGATTGTGGCGCTGGTCCACAGCCACCCCGGTGGTCTGCCCTGGCTGAGTGAGGCCGACCGGCGGCTGCAGGTGCAGAGTGATTTGCCGTGGTGGCTGGTCTGCCGGGGGGCGATTCACAAGTTCCGCTGTGTGCCGCATCTTACCGGGCGGCGCTTTGAGCACGGGGTGACGGACTGTTACACGCTGCTCCGGGATGCTTACCATCTGGCGGGAATTGAGATGCCTGATTTTCATCGTGAGGATGACTGGTGGCGTAACGGCCAGAATCTCTATCTGGATAATCTGGAGGCGACGGGGCTGTATCAGGTGCCGTTGTCAGCGGCACAGCCGGGCGATGTGCTGCTGTGCTGTTTTGGTTCATCGGTGCCGAATCACGCCGCAATTTACTGCGGCGACGGCGAGCTGCTGCACCATATTCCTGAACAACTGAGCAAACGAGAGAGGTACACCGACAAATGGCAGCGACGCACACACTCCCTCTGGCGTCACCGGGCATGGCACGTATCTGCCTTTACGGGGATTTGCAACGATTTGGCCGCCGCATCGACCTTCGTGTGAAAACGGGGGCCGAAGCCATCCGGGCGCTGGCCATGCAGATCCCGGCGTTTCGTCAGAAACTGAGCGATGGCTGGTATCAGGTGCGCATTGCCGGGCGTGATGCAGGCGAAAACGAATTATCAGCCCGTCTTAATGAGCCGCTGAAAAATGGTGCCGTGATCCACATCGTTCCGCGTCTTGCGGGAGCAAAAAGTGGCGGTGTGTTTCAGGCGGTGCTGGGTGCGGCGCTGATTGCAGTGGCGTGGTGGAACCCTGTGGGCTGGCTGGGAGCTGCGGCTGTATCGGGCATGTATGCTGCGGGGGCCAGTATGATCCTTGGCGGTGTGGCGCAGATGCTGGCACCGAAAGCCAGAACTCCCCGTACACAGACAACGGATAACGGTAAGCAGAACACCTATTTCTCCTCACTGGATAACATGGTTGCCCAGGGCAATGTTCTGCCCGTTCTGTACGGTGAAATGCGCGTGGGGTCGCGGGTGGCTTCTCAGGAGATCAGCACGGCAGACGAAGGGGACGGTGGTCAGGTTGTGGTGATTGGTCGCTGATGCAAAACGTTTTATGTGAAACCGCCTCAGGGCGGTTTTGTCGTTTCTGGAGCGTGAGGAATGGGTAAAGGCAGCAGTAAGGGGCATACCCCGCGCGAAGCGAAGGACAACCTGAAATCATCCCAGATGCTGAGCGTGATAGACGCCATCAGTGAAGGGCCGGTTGAAGGTCCGGTGGATGGATTAAAAAGCGTGCTGCTGAACAGTACGCCGGTGCTGGACACTGAGGGGAATACCAACATCTCCGGTGTCACGGTGGTGTTCCGTGCCGGTGAGCAGGAGCAGACACCGCCGGAGGGGTTTGAATCCTCCGGCTCCGAGACGGTGCTGGGTACGGAAGTGAAATATGACACGCCGATCACCCGCACCATCACGTCTGCAAACATCGACCGTCTGCGCTTTACCTTCGGTGTGCAGGCACTGGTGGAAACCACCTCAAAGGGGGACCGGAATCCGTCGGAAGTTCGCCTGCTGGTTCAGATACAGCGTAATGGTGGCTGGGTGACGGAAAAAGACATCACCATTAAGGGCAAAACCACCTCGCAGTATCTGGCCTCGGTGGTGGTGGATAACCTGCCGCCGCGCCCGTTTAATATCCGGATGCGCAGGATGACGCCGGACAGCACCACAGACCAGCTGCAGAACAAAACGCTCTGGTCGTCATACACCGAAATCATCGATGTGAAACAGTGCTACCCGAACACGGCACTGGTCGGCGTACAGGTGGATTCGGAGCAGTTCGGCAGCCAGCAGGTGAGCCGTAATTATCATCTGCGCGGGCGCATTCTGCAGGTGCCGTCGAACTATAACCCGCAGACGCGGCAATACAGCGGTATCTGGGACGGAACGTTTAAACCGGCATACAGCAACAACATGGCCTGGTGTCTGTGGGATATGCTGACCCATCCGCGCTACGGCATGGGGAAACGTCTTGGTGCGGCGGATGTGGATAAATGGGCGCTGTATGTCATCGGCCAGTACTGCGACCAGTCGGTGCCGGACGGCTTTGGCGGCACGGAGCCGCGCATCACCTGTAATGCGTACCTGACCACACAGCGCAAGGCGTGGGATGTGCTCAGTGATTTCTGCTCGGCGATGCGCTGTATGCCGGTATGGAACGGGCAGACGCTGACGTTCGTGCAGGACCGACCATCAGATAAGGTGTGGACCTATAACCGCAGTAATGTGGTGATGCCGGATGATGGCGCGCCGTTCCGCTACAGCTTCAGCGCCCTGAAAGACCGCCATAATGCCGTTGAGGTGAACTGGATTGACCCGGACAACGGCTGGGAGACGGCGACAGAGCTTGTTGAAGATACGCAGGCCATTGCCCGTTACGGTCGTAACGTCACGAAGATGGATGCCTTTGGCTGTACCAGCCGGGGGCAGGCGCACCGCGCCGGGCTGTGGCTGATTAAAACGGAACTGCTGGAAACGCAGACCGTGGACTTCAGCGTGGGTGCGGAAGGGCTTCGCCATGTACCGGGGGATGTCATTGAAATCTGCGATGATGACTATGCGGGTATCAGCACCGGCGGGCGCGTGCTGGCGGTGAACAGCCAGACCCGGACGCTGACGCTCGACCGTGAAATCACGCTGCCATCCTCCGGTACCACGCTGATAAGCCTGGTTGACGGTCAGGGTAATCCGGTCAGCGTGGAGGTCCAGTCCGTCACCGACGGCGTGAAGGTGAAAGTGAGCCGGGTTCCTGATGGTGTTGCAGAATACAGCGTGTGGGGGCTGAAGTTGCCGACGCTGCGCCAGCGCCTGTTCCGCTGTGTGAGTATCCGTGAGAACGATGACGGCACGTATGCCATCACCGCCGTGCAGCATGTACCGGAAAAAGAAGCCATCGTGGATAACGGGGCGCACTTTGACGGCGACCAGAGCGGCACGGTGAATGGTGTCACGCCGCCAGCGGTGCAGCACCTGACTGCCGAAGTCACCGCAGACAGCGGGGAATATCAGGTGCTGGCGCGCTGGGACACGCCGAAGGTGGTGAAGGGCGTGAGCTTCCTGCTCCGTCTGACCGTAACAGCGGATGACGGCAGTGAGTGGCTGGTCAGCACGGCCCGGACGACGGAAACCACTTACCGCTTCACACAACTGGCGCTGGGGAACTACAGGCTGACAGTCCGGGCAGTAAATGCGTGGGGGCAGCAGGGCGATCCGGCGTCGGTATCGTTCCGGATTGCCGCACCGGCAGCGCCGTCGCGGATTGAGCTGACGCCGGGCTATTTTCAGATAACCGCCACGCCGCATCTTGCGATTTATGATCCGACGGTACAGTTTGAGTTCTGGTTCTCGGAAAAGCGGATTACCGATATCAGGCAGGTTGAAACCACAGCACGCTATCTTGGCACGGCGCTGTACTGGATAGCCGCCAGTATCAATATCAAACCGGGCCATGATTATTACTTTTATATCCGCAGTGTGAACACCGTTGGCAAATCGGCATTCGTGGAGGCTGTTGGTCAGCCGAGTGATGATGCATCCGGTTATCTGGATTTTTTCAAAGGCGAGATAGGGAAAACCCATCTGGCTCAGGAGCTGTGGACGCAGATTGATAACGGTCAGCTTGCGCCTGACCTGGCTGAAATCAGGACGTCCATTACGGATGTCAGCAATGAAATCACGCAGACCGTCAATAAGAAACTGGAAGACCAGAGTGCGGCAATTCAGCAGATACAGAAGGTTCAGGTTGATACAAATAATAACCTGAACAGCATGTGGGCTGTGAAGCTGCAGCAGATGCAGGACGGACGCCTTTATATCGCGGGTATTGGTGCCGGTATTGAGAACACCCCTGACGGCATGCAGAGTCAGGTGCTGCTGGCGGCAGACAGGATTGCGATGATTAATCCTGCGAATGGCAACACAAAGCCGATGTTTGTTGGGCAGGGCGATCAGATATTCATGAACGAAGTGTTCCTGAAACGCCTGACGGCTCCCACCATTACCAGCGGCGGTAATCCTCCGGTATTTTCCCTGACACCGGACGGGCGGCTGACGGCGAAAAATGCCGATATCAGCGGTAACGTGAATGCGAACGCCGGGACGCTCAACAACGTCACGATTAACGAGAACTGTCGGGTTCTGGGAAAACTGTCCGCCAACCAGATTGAAGGCGATCTCGTTAAAACAGTGGGCAAAGCTTTCCCCCGGGACTCCCGTGCACCGGAACGGTGGCCATCAGGGACCATCACCGTCAGGGTTTATGACGATCAGCCGTTTGACCGGCAGATTGTTATTCCGGCGGTGGCATTCAGCGGCGCTAAACATGAGCGGGAGAATAACGATATTTATTCGTCATGCCGCCTGATAGTACGGAAAAACGGTGCTGAAATTTATAACCGTACCGCGCTGGATAATACGCTGATTTACAGTGGTGTTATTGATATGCCTGCCGGTCACGGTCACATGACACTGGAGTTTTCGGTGTCAGCATGGCTGGTAAATAACTGGTATCCCACAGCCAGTATCAGCGATTTGCTGGTTGTGGTGATGAAGAAAGCCACTGCAGGCATCACGATTAGCTGAATTTTATAACCCAGATACGGGCGCCAGAAATGG